TGATGGCACTCCGTATTCAACTGTAAAAGGCGCGTTTCGCAATCATCCATGTACACAATGGGCAGCACAATCTATTGATAATGCATATTGGCTTATTAAGTGGGGATTGAACTTGTGCGATGAATACACTTTGCGTTATAATAAAATACATGCATGTCAAAATGCGCTTGTAGAGGCATACTATTTGTTTCCCAAAGGTAAACTTACTAAAGTAACACCATTCGCAAGAGCGATGCCTGAAGAGTGGAAATATGATACTAGCATTGATACATTCACTGCATACAAAATGTATATTGCTTCTAAACCTTGGGTTGCTGATAATTATCTCCGTATGCCTGAGCGTAAACCTGATTGGATTAAAAATGAACTTTGATTATTGGTACGTATTTCCTTATGCAATTTTTGTTTGTATATGTGCAAATGTTTCTGGATTTTCTGGAAGTGTTTTATTTCAACCATTTTTCAACTTTGTACTTGGAGTTCCAATTGCACAATCGATTGCAACTGGAATTGCTACAGAAACAATTGGAATGACTAGCGGTTCCATTGGACATTGGAGAGCAAAAAATGGAACTGATGTGAGAGCGGTTAAGTTCGTTCTTCCTTTTGTATTTGCTGGAATATTTTCGGGATTATTTCTTTTCACATTTCTACCAAAACTATGGCTTCGTCTTTTGGTTGGCGTAGTTATTTTTTCAATTGCCAGTTATCAATTATATCTTGCATTTAAAGGACATACTGGATTTGAAAAGAAAGCAAATTTAAAAATTTTAGGATCTTTTAAATGTAGACTCAAGCAATTTTTTGCTGGAGTTGGATCTGCTTCTACTGGAACTGGTGTTGCCGAAATGCATCAACCCATGTTTGAACAAGATGCCAATCTAGAGCACAAACGTGCAAATGCAACTGCAATTTTGATTGAAGCTTTGGGTAATTGGTTGATCACATTCTTCAATCTTTCAATGGGAAATATTAGACTTGACATTCTCATTTTTAGTGCGGCAGGAGTTGCAATTGGTGGTCAAATTGGGCCATATCTAACAAAATATGTACCAGATAGAATTGGTAAAGCATTTTTTGGCATTTCCGTTTGCTCTATTGGTATAATTTACATTATTACTTCTTTGCAAAAGTTATTGACATGAACAGTGATTTTATTTGGGTTGAAAAGTATCGACCCAAAACAATTGATGAGTGTATTCTCCCAGAAAGTATTAAAAAAACCTTTATTGACTTTCTAAATAAAGGTGAAATTCCAAATATGCTTCTTGCTGGTCCTCCTGGTATTGGTAAGACCACAGTTGCAAAAGCACTCTGTAATGAATTGGGAGTAGATTTTTATGTCATCAATGGATCCGACGAAGGTAGATTCCTCGATACTGTCAGAAACAATGCGAAGAACTTCGCTTCGACCGTATCGCTTTCGTCAACTGCTAAACACAAAGTCATCATCATTGATGAGGCAGATAACACAACCTCGGATGTTCAACTCCTCTTACGGGCTTCTATTGAGGAATTTAGTAAAAATTGCAGATTCATCTTCACCTGCAACTACAAAAACAAAATCATCGAACCACTTCACTCCCGATGTGCAGTCGTTGAATTTGGAATTAAAGGAAAAGACAAAGCCAAACTTGCTGCAGGTTTTTATAATCGTCTTCAAGAAATCCTTCAAACTGAAGGCGTAGAATTTGATCAAAAAGTTCTGATTGAATTGATCAATAAGCACTTTCCAGATTGGCGCCGTGTATTGAATGAGTGTCAGCGATATGCATCCAATGGTAAAATAGACTCAGCAATTCTTGCAACTTTTTCTGACGTTTCGGTCAATGAACTTATTAAGAATCTTAAAGAAAAAAACTTCCCTGAAGTCCGTAAATGGGTCGTCAATAATTTGGACAACGATTCTTCTGATTTGCTTCGTCGCATTTATGACTCATCTTACGAGTTTCTTGTTCCTAATTCTATTCCTGCTGCTGTTTTGATTATAGCTAAATATCAATATCAGATTGCGTTTGTTGCAGATCAAGAAATCAATCTGCTTGCAGCACTGACTGAGATTATGGTGGAATGCGAATTCAAATGATTGTTAGTGAAAGTGATGCAGTTTGGGCTGCAAATGAGTTTATTGAATATTTTTCTCATATGTCCAATATTGAGGACTACTTGAGGTTTGTAAAAAAAGAAGTCATTGCATCTACAAGTTCTCTTGTATCTTTGCATGATGAATTTTTTAATGAGGATATTCATCCCGAAGACATGGATTTTGACATTAAGTTTGTCGGCACTAGATTTCAAAATGCTGTCCCTCAAGAACATTATGTGAATCTTCTCAGAGCAGTTTCTTCACATAATAATGAATCAAATATTCCTGGACGTGAATTGCGTTGGATGATATTTGAAAAGAATACTAAAAAGGTTCTTGGATTTATTCGTTTCGGCTCACCTACAATTAATTCAAAACCAAGGAATGAATGGTTGGGGAAGTCACCAGACCTTACTATTTTTAATAGACATGCTGCTATGGGATTTGTAATTGTCCCATCACAACCTTTTGGATACAACTATCTTGGTGGTAAACTTCTTGCTCTTCTTTGTTGCTCGCATCTTGCAAGAGAGTCTCTAAATGAAGTATTTGAAAAGGATATCGCTTTGTTTGAAACTACATCTCTTTATGGATCCACAACAGATGCATCTCAGTATGATGGTCTAAAACCCTTTATGCGGTACAAGGGATTAACTGAAAGTAAATTTCTTCCACTTCTTCATGATGAGGTATTTCATAAGTTGCACGATAGATTTACTTTATTGAATAATAATACTCCATTGACTGATAATAAAGCCTCATCCAAAAAGATGAAGCGTCAGACAAAGATGATCTCCATCATTCGCAATTCACTTCAAGATAAACAAAAACTTGAGGAATTTAATTCTGTAATCGGTGCAGCATTTGCATTAACTCAAAAGAAAAGATTCTACATATCTGACTATGGATATTCGAATGTTAGGGAAGTAATTCTTGGTGAACAGAAAGAACTTCTTCGCGGTCCTAATTGGGATAAGTTTTATTTGGAAAATATTATCTCTTGGTGGAAAAAGAAAGCAGCAAAAAGATATGAAAAATTAAAAGAAGAGGGTAGGTTCAGAACCAAGGTCGAACTCTGGACAGATGATGATGAAATTCAAATTATTAGATAATGGAACTGAAAGACTGGTTAAATTCAATTAACTTTACAAAAGAAGATTTATCGGAAGATATAAAATCTTATCCTCCATATATTATTAATAGATGCTTATCGGGACATATTGATTGTGTCATGTTTGCAAATGAAATGAACATGAATCACCATCTTGATAAAAATCTACAATATTCCTTTTATCTAAATAGTCTAAGGAAAAAGAAGAGATTTTCTCCCTGGCTCCGTAAGGAAAATATCAAAGATTTAGAATGCATTAAACAATACTATGGTTATAGTAATGAAAAAGCATTTCAGGCTTTGAAGATCTTATCTAAACAACAACTCGACTTCATAAAAAAACGACTTGAAACTGGTGGAAACAATGGCAAACCAAACAACTGAACCTCAGGTAAATTGGGCTCCTCATATGATGGTAGAAGTCCTTTTAAATGAACCTGACGATTTTCTAAAAGTGCGTGAAACTTTGACACGTATTGGAGTGGCATCAAGAAAGGAGAAAAAACTCTATCAAAGTTGTCACATTTTACACAAACAAGGTAAGTATTATATTGTACACTTCAAAGAATTATTTGCTCTTGATGGCAAGTATGCAAATCTTACTGTAAACGATGTTCAGCGCCGCAATCGAATTGTCCGTTTACTTGGTGATTGGGGATTGATCACTATTGTTAATGAAGATTTGGTTCAAGATATTGCTCCTCTGAATCAAATTAAAGTAATTGCTCACAGAGATAAAGGTGAGTGGATTCTGGAACAAAAATATAATATCGGAAAGAAAAAATCTAACTCGGAAGAAAATAACTGATATAATTATTTGCTATGAATATTGCTGTTATTGGAAAAGGAACATCGTCAATAATTACGACGTTAGTTCTTTTAAAGAAAGGTCATAACGTAACTATATTCTACGATCCCCAAACTCCACATATCAATGTGGGAGAATCTACAACTCCACTTTTTGCAAATTTAGTTTATGAATCACTTGGATTAAGCATTCATAAATTGGTAGATCTTGGAATTTTTTCCTATAAAATGGGAATAAATTTTGTTAATTGGGGATGTGGAAATACTTTTCATCATAATTTTCCTGGATCAAACATAGCTAATCACTTTGAAACCAAACCATTTAATAAGTTCATTCACGATTATTTGGAATCAAATAATATCGTAAAATATGTGCCGGAAAGGGTAGATGAGTATAGTTTGACAAATAACATTGTTATTTTAAATGGAAGGTCTTTTGACTTTGTTGTAAACTGTGCTGGATGGGAACATGATGAAAATTATATTGATCCAATTTTTGAAACTGTAAACTCTGCAATATTATTTGTAGATGAACTTGAGTATACTAATACTCATACTTTACATTTAGCGACAGAAGATGGATGGCAATTTGGATTGCCTTTTCCCCAAAAGAATATTTTTAAATGTGGATATCTTTACAACAATAATTACACATCCGAAGAAGATGCATGTAAAAAAATTAGTAGAGAAATCTATGAAAAATTTTCTTGGAAACCGAGATATTCTAAAGAACTCATCAAAAATCCATGGGTTGCTTTAAATGGTAATAGGTTATTTTTCTTTGAACCACTTCAAGCTTTAAGTTTGCATTATACAATAACTTTTGCAGAATTTATTGCGAGTTATCTTGATGAACCAACTCAAGATAATTTTAATAGAATAAATTATGATTACCATTATGAAATCTGGCAATACCAACTTTCTTTAGCATATCACTATCAATTTGGATCAATTCATGAAACCGAATTTTGGAAAGATAAAAAAACAAAAGCTTTAGAAATTATGAAACATAATTTAAATGGCAACTTTAAAATTTTTGAAAGTCACTTAAATTATGATATGTACAACCAAAGTAAAAGAACTTTCTACTCCAGAATAGGATGTTTTGCTTCAGAGGATCATAACCACGTATACTATGGGATGACTGGAAAACCGTTTGATTGATGGTGGTTTTCAACACTCCCTTTTTTTATACTTGTTGTATAATTAGTAGTGGATGCCGCAAGGGTCCACAAAACACAAACTCGCTTTTAAAGGAGCTACCATAATGACTAACCTTACACGTTATACTGCTGCGGATCTTCCTGCATTGATGGATAAGATTA